CTCACCCAATGCGGGAGCTATTGGCTCAACCGGTAGCTCGCGTTGTCTTCTCCTCCTTTCTCGACGGTTATTCTGGAGACCAGGTACCACAACAGGAGCGTCAGGCAGAAGTACAGGCCTCGCCAAAATGGCTACAGGTTGTAATCCACCACGAGCGTTCCGTGGCAAGGGGGGCCGTCGTCGTTCTACATCATTTGTAGCTGGGGTTCCCCCAGGAGGAGTCTCGCCGCGTCCCCGTGGTGGGTACGTTCCGGCGGCATCCATACGACGATAAACTGGTTCCATCCTTAAATAGCGCGTCCGAAAGTGATCAGGTACGTTTCGTTGACCGCGGCACAAAGGGCACGCAACTCGACAAAACACATTACCAAATTCATTCACGCGCTCTTCTCCGTCATTTGCAAGACGTCCCACGCACCGAGTACATAAACTGTGGTTTCCGGCGTCTCCGAGTCGACCACACAAGACAAAACGATCAGTACCTCGTCGCATGACTTGGGGCTCAACATCGGTCAGGATCTCAAAACAAATTGGACACACACCATTTAACTGGCGTGCATTATCCACATCGTCCTCATCCGTGTACTCACCGTGCGTACCACTTAACTGAGATTCAACTTCATCATCGGAATGCACATTAGAACCATGTTTGCGGCTCTTAAGGTGCCTATCCGCTTCGCGCTGCAACTCCTGTCGAGCGCGTCTACTCTTTTTTCGCCCAACCTTCTCGACTCTAAAGTGTGTCCGGCTCTCAAAATGAGTACTGGGTTTAGGGGTCAACACTTTTAGGTGATCACGGTTGTGCTTCCGATTCTCAGAACGCAAGAGACCATTCTTTATGAGTGGTTTCGCGAGTTCAGTCAACTCATCATGAAGTTCTTTAATTCTAGGAAAAACGTTGTGGATGTTCCCTTTAGTCATGCCGACTTTCAGATACTCTCCATTAGAATTCTCAATAGGTTTATGAACTTCTTGAGGACTGTTAACAAAGACCTTGTTAGTTAACTCTAATCTCTTAGCGCGATAGTCGGCTTCTCCTTTACGTTCTCGATGAGGGTAAAAATAACCACTAGATTTAATGTTCATCGGACCGTGTATTAGAACAGGGTCCCGAGTCATACGAACATTATCATTAGGGTATTTAGGGAACAACCTCTTCATATCCCGTCGGAACACAAGTTGATCTCGATCGCTTACATATCTCTGCTCAGTGTATTTAACTTCAATAGAATCAAATTTCTTTGGTACTCTCAAACGATCCCTCTCTCTATCGGAGAGAGGGACCATTAAAACGATTTCA